AATTGTGGTGAGGCGTTTTTTTCGGCTTGTGGTATTCCGGGTCCGGTTATGGGTGGTATCAATATGTTCTTGGGTCACTCTAATACATCAAAAACAACCGCAATGATATTATCTGCTGTGGATGCACAAAAAAGAGGACATTTACCTGTTTTTATTATTACGGAAAAAAAATGGTCGTGGGAGCACTCAGTTGAACTTGGATTGAAAGCCACTAAAAACTCTAATGGTGAGTGGGATGGTGATTTTATTTTTAATGATGGTTTTGATACTATTGAACAAGCAACAGAATTCATTAATCAATTATTGGATGCTCAAGAAGCTGGAGACTTACCATACAATTTGCTGTTCTTATGGGATAGTATTGGAAGTTTACCTTGTCAAATGACCTTTGAAGGTAAAGGTGGTGGTATGCACAACGCTAAGGTTCTTGCGGATAAGATTGGTATGGGTATTCATTCAAGAATATCTAAATCAAAAAAAGAAGATTATCCTTACTACAATACGCTTGTTATTTTGAACCAACCGTGGGTTGCTTTACCTGATAACCCATTCGGTCAACCTGAAATTAAAGCAAAGGGTGGTGAGGCTGTTTGGTTAGCAAGTTCTTTGGTTTTTTTATTTGGTAATCAAAAGAACGCGGGTATTAACCATATTACTGCAACCAAAAACAGCAGAACTGTTTCATACGCAATCAGAACAAAAGTGTCCATTCTTAAAAACCACGTAAATGGTTTGGGGTACAAAGATTCAAAGTTAATTGCCGTACCTCAAGGATATATTCCAGATACAAAAGAAGCGTTAGAGGACTATAAGAAACAATACTCATCTTATTGGAATGCGATTTTATCCGGAACAGGTGAAATTGTTCTTGATGAGAAAGAAGAAGCAGAAATTGGTGAATAAAAAATTGTGAATATTCACACTTTTAATTATCTTTGTGATATTTATTACTATGGGAAGAATAAAAAAGAAAGAAGAAGAGAAAAAAACTAAAGTTTCGGTTGCTTTAGAACCGGAATTACTAAATTATTATCGTAATCTTCATATAAATTTATCTTCCCTTGTAAATAAATTACTTAAAGATTATAAAGACAATGGAAACAAAAGTTTGTAATAAATGTTTATTAGAACAATATATAAACAACTTTGGAAAGTTGAAATCCAGTAAAGATGGGTATAGATATTTTTGTAAAACTTGTAGGAAAAAAATTGAAAGTGGATATAATAATGAATTAGGAAATTTGAGAAGAAAAAAGTGGAGAGAAAAAAATAAAGAAAAGATAAAAATTCATTATGAACATACTAAAAATAGTCTGTTAGATTATCAAAAAAAATACAGGGAAAAAAATAGAGAAAAGGTCACTTTAAGAAAAAAAAAATACTACGAAAAAAACAAAAGTGTTATTAAAAAAAAATATAAAGTATATAGAGAAAAAACAAAAATACATCGTAATTTTAGTGAAAAAATAAAGAAAAAGAATAACCCGATTTATTCTCTTATTTGCAATATGAGGTCAAGAATTTGGAAGTATGCTAATGGGTTAAAAATCTCCAAAAGAAATAGAACTTTTGACATTGTTGGATGTCAACCGGAATTCTTGAAAGAACATTTACAAAAACAATTCAAGGAAGGTATGACTTGGGATAATAGAAGTGAATGGCATATTGACCATATAATTCCATTATCGTCAGCAAATAATGAAGAGGAGTTATATAAACTATGTCATTATACTAATTTACAACCATTGTGGGCTGAAGAAAATTTGAAAAAAAGTAACAAAATTGTTTAACAATTAAAAACAAAAAAGTGAAGAAAACATTATTGGTAGATGGAAACAACCTTATGAAAATAGGTTTTCACGGTGTTCGTGATTTTTTTCACGAAGGTAGACATATTGGAGGTATTTGGCATTTTCTAAATACTCTCCGTAAGTTTATTCAAGAAGAAAACTTTGATAAAGTTGTTGTTGTGTGGGATGGAGAGGAGTCTTCAAAACCAAGAAAATTAATATATCCACAATACAAAGAAAATCGTCGTTCAAATTTTACAGAAGAACAACATAATTCATTCAGTGAGCAAAGACTTAGAGTTAAAGTTTATTTGGAGGAGATGTTTGTTAGACAAGTAGAATGTCCTCAAAATGAGGCGGATGATTTAATTGCTTATTATTGTCAAATTTCTGAGAACGAACAAAAGACTATTTTTAGTTCCGATAGAGACCTTACTCAATTAATCTCGGACAAAGTATCCATCTATTCTCCATCGACGAAACAAACCTATAAAAATGGGTCTAAAATCAAACTTTACGAGGCGGAGATACCTCACTATAATGTAAAAACCTATAAAATATTATCTGGTGATAAGTCAGACAATATTGATGGTATCTTTTACTTAGGTGAAAAAACTTTATTGAAATTATTCCCCGAGTTCCTTGACAGAGAAGTTAATTTTACTGATATTTTAACAAGGGCTGAGGAGATGTTAAAACAGGATAAAGATAATACAGCGTTGAAGAATTTACTAACAGGAAAAACCAAAACAGGTATATACGGAAATGAATTTTTTGAGATTAACGAAAAAATTGTGGATTTATCAAAACCGCTTATCACTGAAGAAGGGAAACAAATCGTTGAAACTTACTGCAATGAAACCCTCGACCCGGACGGAAGAGGTTATAGAAATCTAATTAAAATGATGATGGAAGATGGATTTTTTAAATATCTTCCAAAACACGACAATACTTGGGTGGAGTTTTTAACTCCCTTTATGAAATTAACAAGAAAAGAAAAAAGAATTTACAAACAACAAAAAAACAATTAAAAAACAAAGTATGAAGGAACAGAAAATTACAAAGATGGAGTTCTTATTAACGTTGAATGATAAAATTATCGTCCAAAGATATTTCAACGTAATCGGATATCGTCACGAGAACCGAAACTCAATGGAGATTTATCGACTTGTAAATCAGATTCGTGACATTGTTATACAAGACTCAAAGATGAAGACGGTTGTATATATGTTAGAAAATCAAGATTTGATTGAATCAAATTCAGATGTTATGAAGACTTCAATGACTGAAGGTCCTGAGAAATTTAACATTTATATAAAGGTAAATGAGAAGACAATTTGTCATAGACAGTTTGACGCAAAATTGTTTCCACCAAAGGTAAGATACACTGTGGATGTACGCCCACACATAAAAAACATCTTAGGTTCGTTGACTGACATTTTTTCTGCTGACAATTTAACTTTTGAATATCTAGGACTTACAACTAACGTTTAATATTTAACAATATAGAGAGTTTGAAAATGGCGAATAATAAAAATTTTGAATACTTGGGTAATGGTTTCCAACAACAATTGTTGAACCAACTTGTTTTGGATAAGGATTTTGCACACTCAATCATTGAAGTGATTGAACCGGTATACTTTGAAAACAAGTATTATAAAATAATACTCCAAATGGTAAAGGAGTATTATAAGAAGTACGAAAACACGCCATCTTTTTCTACATTAGAACAGATTACAAAATCCGAATTATCCGAAGGTGCGGCATCCAAAATTGTATTAGACACAATTAAAAACATTCACGATGCTCCAATTGAAGGAACATCATTTGTTCAGGATAAAGCTTTAAAATTCTGTAAACAACAAGAGTTACAGAAAGTAATGAACCAAGCACAAAAAATTATTGATAGTGGTGAGTTTGAAAACTATGACACACTTGAAGAAATGGTTCGTGAAGCTTTACAAGTAGGACAAAGAGATGAGGGTGTTGCTGACGTATTCTCAAACTTGGATGAAGTGTTGAACGAAGACTATCGTCATCCAATTCCAATGGGAATACCGGGTATAGATAAGTTGCTAAAGGGTGGTTTAGCAAAAGGTGAAATTGGGGTTATATTAGCACCAACGGGGGTTGGTAAATCAACTCTACTTACCAAAATTGCTAACTACGCTTACAACATGGGATTTAACGTTCTTCAAATCTTTTTTGAAGACAATCCAAAAATTATACAAAGAAAACACTTTGTATTATGGACTGGTATTCATCCTGACGAGTTATCGGCAAAAAAGGATGAGGTTATCACAAAGGTTAAAAACATCGAAGAATCAATGCCAAATCGTTTGATACTTCAAAAGTTACCTTCTGATACAATGACAATGTTACAAATCAAAAATCAAGTTCGTAAAATGATTGCGGACGGTATCAAAATTGATATGATTATGGTTGACTACATTGATTGTATTGTTCCTGAAAAAAACTTAGGTGATGAATGGAAGAGTGAAGGTTCTGTGATGAGAGCGTTTGAGGCAATGTGTCACGAAATGAATACTGTTGGTTGGACGGCAACCCAAGGTAATAGAAGTTCAATTTCATCAGAAGTTGTTACAACAGACCAAATGGGTGGGTCAATTAAAAAGGCTCAGGTGGGACACGTAATCATTACGGTGGCAAAAACATTACAACAAAAAGAGATGAAGTTAGCGACAATTGCTATTACAAAATCTCGTATCGGTGACGATGGTGTTGTATTTGAAAATTGTAAATTTGACAACGCTATGATGGAGATTGATACCGAAAGTTCCGTTACATTTCTTGGTTTTGAAGATAAGAAAGAAGAACAAAATCGTAATCGTATTAAGGGATTGGCGGAAAGAAGACAACAAAAAGAAAGACAATCAGGGGTTAGTTAAATATACCCTTTACCAAAAAGTTTATTTTTTTTAACGAAAAAAGTTAAAATTTTTTAATCAAAACACACGCAAAAGAAAGAACAATGGTATATTTATTAAATAAATTGACTATTTTTTAATAAAAACCAAAAAACAAAAACAATTAAAAAACTATGGAAATCTCAAATAGAATATTGAGCGAAATTACGGTTTATATGAAGTACGCTAAGTATGTACCGGGGTTAAACAGACGTGAAACGTGGGAAGAATTAGTAACACGAAACATGAGTATGCACATTAAAAAATATCCTCACATTGAGGAAGAAATCATTAACAACTACCAATTTGTTTTCGATAAAATGGTTTTACCGTCAATGAGAAGTATGCAATTTGCAGGTAAACCAATTGAAATTTCTCCTAACCGTGTATTCAACTGTGCTTATGCACCGGTGGATGATTGGAGAGTATTTTCTGAAATTATGTTCTTATTGTTGGGTGGTACAGGTGTTGGATATTCAGTTCAGAAACACCACGTAGAGTTATTACCGGAAGTTAGAAAGCCAAACAAAGAACGTTCAAGAAGATGGTTGGTCGCTGATAGTATTGAAGGATGGGCTGACGCTGTAAAAGTATTACTTAAATCTTATTTCTTTGGTGGTTCACACGTAACCTTTGATTTTTCAGATATCCGTCCAAAAGGAGCTCGTTTAGTAACATCAGGTGGTAAAGCGCCAGGTCCTCAACCATTGAAAGAATGTTTGATTAAGTTAGAAGGTATTTTAGAATCAAAAGAAGATGGTGAAAAACTTCGTCCAATTGAAGTGCACGATATGGTATGTCACATTGCTGATGCTGTCTTAGCCGGAGGTATCCGTAGAGCCGCACTAATTTCCTTGTTTTCTGCAAGTGATGATGAAATGATTTCTTGTAAATCAGGTTCTTGGTGGGAAAAAAATCCACAAAGAGGAAGAGCGAATAACTCTGTAGCACTTCTTCGTCACAAAATCACAAAAGATTATTTTATGGAATTGTGGAAAAGAATAGAAGCAAGTGG